TGCCGTCATGGGCATTGCTCAGCTGATTCACGATGTCGGAGTGTTTGTCGGATGGATTACCAATGGAGTGAGCGAAACCGACCGTCTTGATATTCAGATGAACGGTAACTTCATCGAAAAGGCGGTTCTTGGTTTTGCTGACCTTATCAATTGGGTAAAGGATGTTGTTACATGGTTCGTACATCTCGATGAACACGTCGAAAACGGTGCGAGAGCTGTTCGTGGATTTATTGATGATATCAAAACGTGGGCAAAAGATGCCGCAAAAGCTGCTTCCGATATGGTAACAGCCGTTGCAAATGCTATTGCTTCTCTTCCTTCCAAAATGTTTGAAGCAGGCAAAAACATTTGGCGGGGCCTCGTAAATGGTATCAAAAGCGGCATTGAAACCGCAAAAGGCGCTGCGGCAAATCTTGCAAAAGCTATCATTGACAAGTTCACGACAGATACTGAAATTCACTCTCCCTCCGCTCTGTTTGAGCGCTTTGGTAAATTTATTGACCAAGGCCTTGCAAACGGTATCGCTTCGGCTATCCCCTACGTCACCACTGCTATGCAGGGCGTTGTAGATGCTGTGCAGGAGAAAGGCAACGAGCTGATTGCCGCTGGTTCTACTCAGGCGACCAACTACGTTACCGGATTCTTGAGCGGTCTGGATACCCAGTGGCAGCAGATTGATTCCAGCTTGCAGAACGATTTTCTGGGCAGTATGAAGACGCTCGGTACTGCCATCGAGAAGGGCGATTTGCAGTCTCTCGGTAAGTGGGCTGCTTCCTATTTCTATCATGCAATGGACGATGAGCAGCGAAAGCAAATCAAGTCCATTGCCAATAACAGCTTGCAGTGGCTGACGCAGGGTTTGAGTAGCGTTTGGAACAACATTGCCGGTATGGCTTCTAGCTTTATCGGTCAACTGGTTCCTTCGACCGTTGCGGCTACGACGGCGCAGACCGGATTAAATATTGCAATGGACGCAAACCCGATTCTGTTTGTTGTTTCGCTGATTGCAATGCTGGCTGGCGCTTTGCTCAATCTAGCCGGAACGAATAGCGACGTTGCGGGCGGCATTTCTTCCGTGTGGGGCGGTTTGAAGGATTTCATGTCCTACATTTTCGAAGGAATCGTGCGTCTGCTCGGCACATTTGTGCAGGGCTTCATCAACGGCGTCAATATTATGATTGGCGCATACAACCTTGTTGCACAGCTCTGGGGCGGTCAGATTGATTATATCAAGAACCCGCTGTTCGAGTATGCAGACAAGATTGCCGCCGCTCGTGAAAACAGCTCTTCCGTTGATTCTCTCGCTTCTGGAAACGTGGATTATTCCAACGTTCCGGGAACGAGCCAGTATTCGGAAGCAACTAGTTCTGGTTCTTACACTTCTAGCTACAGCCGTTCGGCAGAGCTTACCCCGTCTGAGCTTCGCGATTCTGTAAAGGAAGGTTTTATCGCCGCTATGCGGGAATCCGGTTTCGGAGACACGGACAACGGAAACTTTACCGTTCGGGTTTATCTCGACGGAAAGGAGATCACTTCTGCGGTCGAAAAACGTCAGAGTGATCGCGGAATGTCCCTGATGGGAACGGAAGCATACAGCTACTAAGGAGGCGACAGTTCTATGGCAAATATTCCAGCACTGGTCACAGTGAACGGTACGGCATTGCCTGAACCGTCCTCTTATGAAGCTACCACAAGCACGATTGTGGATTCTGGACGAAATACTCAAGGAAAAGTGGTCGGGGCCGTCGTGCGACACGATGTTGCAAAAGTATCGCTGTCGTGGAACTACCTGACCGCAGCCCAGTGGGCAACCGTCCTTAGTTTGTTCACAAGAAACTTTTATTGCTCGGTTCGATTCTTGAATCAAGCAACAAACACTTATGAAACCCGGCAGATGTATGTGTCCGACCGCACATCCGGTATGTGGAGGCGAAGCCCAAACAGCGGAAACGTAATGGGCTGGGCTGGATGCAAACTGGCGCTTGTGGAGGTCTAAGATGGAACACCCTTCTCAAAAATGGCTGAACAAGTTCAGCGAAACACTTGTTCCTGAGACGTTTATCAATATTTTTTATGACAGTACAGAGCCGGGCGTCCAAAAAGACGCTTCTGCAAGCGCCGACAGTCAAACGTTGTTCAGCAATGTTTCCGGCATTACATCCGAAAACGATAAACGTTCGATTGCAAAGTACGCAACCGGAGAGCCAAATCTTCATTTGCTTGACGGAACATTTTTGCTTCCGCCAGCGCCCGATTCTTCTGCCAATGATGCCGGATATATCAGCCGCGATATTGTTTCTGAATCGAACCATCCGAAGCTGACGTTTACTTTCAGCAGACTTCACACGAGACCTATTCCCGGCATTACGATTTTGTGGTCTGAGATGTTGAACGAATACGCCAAAAGCTTTAAGCTCACGGCATATTCTGGAGACACGCAAGTAAGCACGATCACTGTCAACGATAATAACAGCGTTAGAGCCGAAGTCGATTGGGAAATCTCCGGCTACGATAAAATCACTCTTGAGGTCTTGTCTTGGTGTTTGCCTGACCGTAGGGCAAGAATTGAATGGTTCATGGTTGGTTTCAGGCTGGCTTATACAAAAAACAACTTGATCTCTTACACTCATGAGTCAAATCGTGACCCAATATCCGGTCAGCTTTCCAAAGATAGCATTTCTTTTTCTCTTGATAATAGCCAACAAACATGGAACCCTCTGAACCCACAAGGTATGTATCGATACCTTTATGAGCGCCAGCTTGTTATAGTCAGCTACGGAATGGATATTGATGGAACGACCGAGTGGATTAACGGTGGCAAATTCTTTATGTCTGAATGGAGTGTTCCGGCAAACGGCATTGAAGCTTCCTTTGTTGCTCGCGATGCTCTCGGATTCCTGATGGACTCTGCATATATTGGCAGAAAAAGCGGAACATTGTACGATATTTGCATCGATGCGCTTTCTCGGCTCCCTAAAAACACTGCGTCTTATTCTATTTCTGATGAGCTGAAGGATTACACCGTAGATATCAGCAAAGAGAATAACTCCTCCTACAAGAACTCGGATATTTTGCAGACGGCTGCAAATGCAGCGGGTATGGTCTTGTACCAAACTCGCGAGGGTGAAATTCGAATCGAACGGCCTACGTTTTTTGCTGGTTCTTCTTCTGAGGTCTATGAAATCGACCCGATGAACAATTATAAATGGCCCGAAATCACTTTTTCGCCTCGATTGAAAGACGTCTCTTGCAGTGTTAACAATACAACGCGCCTTTATCCGAGCAATTCTAACGTTGACGGTGTTACGCAGTCTGTCAGCAATCCTTTGCTGAATGATTCCATTTTGGAAAAGGGCAAGAATTCCATGACGGAAGCCTACTCCATCCTCTCCACGCGAAAGAAAGCGAGTTTGGAATATCGCGCCAGTCCTCATATTGACGCGCTTGACCATGTAAAGCTCAACCACAGCTTTGGCTATGCGTCGGAAATGTTTGTCACGAATGCAAAGTACACTTTCAATGGCTGTTTTAAGGGAACGTTGGAAGGTTATATGCTTTCGGACATCGCGTCGGTATCTCTTGACCAAAGCTTGTTTTCTCTTCAATATGCCGATTCTCGTATTTTAACCGCGCGGCTGACTCCTGCATCTATGGATTCCCCCGCAATCGGTTGGAGCGCGTCTCCCGCCAACATTGTGCACTTGGACGTTTTGACCAACATTGACGGCGTTTCCACTTGCCGCGTTTCGTATTCTCATAAAGGAACCGCTACTGTGACCGCAAGCGCTGGCAATTCTTCTGCATCTTGTCAGGTGACCGCAGAAGCACCTTATATTATACTTAGCCAGAGTTCGGCAAACCTTTCTTGGAGTCAGTACAACGACGTTACCGCAACCTTCCACCCGACTGTTTCAAGTGCTCCGAGCATCAATTGGAGCACGAGTAGCGGCGCTGTTCGTTTGCAGGTTCTCAGCAACAGCGGTGGTGTTTCTACTTGTCGCATCTGGTGGAATTCCAAAGGCAGCGCAACGGTTACTGCAAGTGCATTTGGAGAATCTGCAAGCCTGAACATTTCCACCCAATCTTCTGCCCTTTCCAATCTGCCTGATGGTACGATTGTTAAAATCGTGGAGAATGGCGCAGCGGTCGATTTCATCCTTGCGCAGCATAATTATCTTTCCGATCATAACGGTGCTGGCCGAACCTTGTTCGTCCGCAGATATGGGTTCAGAAAGCTGCGTTTCAACAAGGTTGATGCAAACCCCAATCAGAAATATTGGCTGTATGATACCACTTATCAAGAAAATCGCTGGTTCTATTATTGGGGGCGTTACAACGATTTTTGGAGCAACTACCATTACGGAGAGGGATATAGTGAGGATAAGTATTTCGTAGTTCCCTCTTATAATGACGGCCCTGCTGAAATCACAAACTGGTTAAATGGGGATTACAAAAATCTGTTCAGCGCTTCTGTGAAAAATCAAATGGGCCAAACCGTTTTACAAAAGAAATCGGTATTCACTTCGAAAGTTTCTACAAGCGTTTTCCTGCTGACCGCAAAAGAACTTGGAATCGGCGGCAGAGGTTATGCCGCTTACCCTGACAATAGCAGCGGTGCGCTTCCGACCGCCAAACAGATTCTCAATAGCGAAACGTCCTATTGCTGGACTAGAAGCCGCTTGACTGATGGGTCTGCGGACGGTTTGAGCGGAGACGATGCTACGCGAGCAGAAAACGGCGTTGTATGTTGCTCTTATCGAGGTTCCAGTGCAAGCGTTTGGGCAAACAACGGAGATGTATTTGCTCGTCCTGCGTTTACCCTTCCTGCAAATCTGGAAGTGGATGCAAACGGAAATCTGATGATTTGAGGTGAAGATATGTCAACATGGATTACCGACAGGACGAATGAAGACGTCCGTCACGCCGCTGAGCTGACCGAAAAAGGACGTCTGAATACATGGACTGAAGAAGAGCAAGCAGAATGGTTGGCTGGCATGAAAGGTGCTCTGAGCTACACGGACTACAACCGCATTGAAAGTGGAATCCAAGAGATTGCGTCTATCTTGAACGCATCTGTTTCGGTAAAAACCGATTGGGATGCAAATGGATACTTGACTGTCTCGGACGCTTCTCGCTGGCTTGTGAACATTTCCAACATCCGAGCTAAATGCAGCGGCCCCGGTGGATTGTCCGACACGCCGGAAAGTATGAACAACCTGACATATCAGACCATGAACCTGATTGAAACAATTCTGGCCGAGGTAGAGCGAATCGCAAACGACCACTTGCTTTACTGCTCAGAGCCAATATGCGGAGGTGAACCTTACTATGGTATTTGTTGACCGCAAGGCAAAGTATCCGGGCCGATGGACAATGAAAAAGTCTGACGGCACATCGGAAGTTGTCACACTGGTTCGCAATGATGAGCCTGAAATTGAAGGCACTCCCATGAATGCCGAAACGCTGAACACCCTTTCGGACGTTGCTGGTGCAGACGTTGCGCGTATACAAGCGGAAGCGGCACGAGAAGCTGCGGCGGGAAGTGCCAAGGAAGCAGCCGGTTCGGCCAGCGCGGCGGAAAAGTCCAAAACGGCGGCGGCGATGTCTGAGAGCAACGCGGCCAAACATGAGGAAGCCGCAAAGAAGGCGGCTGAAGAGGCCGGGGCCAAGGCGGGGACGGATAAGACCCTGAGCATCGAGAACGCACCGGCGGATGCAAAGGCCACCGGTGATGCGCTGGCCAAAAAAGCGGACAAGAATGTCATCCTCGACGAGGACGGCAACGTAATCTTCTACAGCAAGGCCGCTGTGGACGAGCTGCTGGCGGGGAAGTTGGGTCTGTACGACACCGCAGACAATTCCAATAAATTGAACGGCTATGAACTTCGGCTTTCTGACCATCCGGGTTCTGCAAACATTCTTGTTCAAACTGTCGATGAAGACGGCAGGACGTGCATTGATTGCAGGAACGATGCCAGCATCGGATTAACAGCCATCGTCGCCTCCGGCGTTGGCTACGTCCGCTTTGGGGATGGCACGCAAGTTTGCTGGGGTGAAACCGGACAAATTACTGTAAAAGCAAATTCAACTGTAACCGCCACGATAACCTATCCGGTTGCATTTGTGTCAGGACATTCCCCGGAGCTATCCTTAACAATTGCTGGAAACAGTGAAAACGATAATTACTCAAAACTTGTTCTGCACACTACAAGAAGACTAACCACAAGCTGCGTCATCTATTTTAAAAATAGTTCTTTTGACCAGATGTCTCCTATTGCGCAATGGATTGCCATCGGCCGCTGGAAGTAAGGAGGACACATATGGAAGAAATCATTTTGGGCTACACCCTCACAAAGCCCGTGGAGACGCAGGAGCAGTGCACCGCTTACGCCGCCATGACTGAGGTGGTGAACGCCCACAACGCCGCCTGTTGGGTGGGCGACACGCTGTGGGTCATTGAGGATAAGGCCGACTGCTACGAGGTGGCAGAGGGCGGAACGGTGCCGGAGCCGGAACCGGCAAGCACCCTGCCCACCACAGAGGAGCGGCTGGCAGCATTGGAAGCCGGGCTCATTGAGCTGGCTGCACAGGAGGTATGACATGGTACTATTTTACGTGACGCAGATCAAGCTCCACCAGTTTGACGGCACCTTCACCATTGACGACGTTCCGACCCGCTGGCGGGCCCGCGTACAGGCCGAGTTGGACAAGGAGGCGCAGGAAAATGGCTGATAAGATCATTATGGACGTCTCCCGCTGGCAGGGCCGCATCGACTGGGACACGGTGAAGCGCAGCGGCAAAATCGACGGCGTGATGCTTAAAGCCGTGTCCACAAACCGCAAGTTGAGCAAGCGCAAGGATGGGTTATACATTGACCCGACCTTTGAACGCAACTATGCCGAATGCAAGCGCGTTGGCCTGCCGGCTGGCGTATACTACTACACCTATGCCACCGATAAAGAGATGGCAGACGCAGAGCTTGCCTTGCTCAAGACTGCCTTGACCGGAAAGACCTTTGAGTTGCCCATCAGCGTGGACGTGGAGGACAACAAAATCAAGAAGATGTCCACACAGGCGCTGACCGACCTTGCCGCCTATGCGCTTGCTACGGTGGAGCGCTGGGGCTTTTATGCCCTGCTGTATGTCGGGCTAAATTTTGCGCAGACGGAGTTGTACATGGGTAGCGCGGCGCTGCGCAAGTACGATGTATGGCTGGCAAGATATCCCAGAGACAAGGGCAAGACCAAACCGGAGGACAAGCCCAAAACAGACTTTTCCTTTGGGATGTGGCAGTACACCAGCACCGCCAGCGTGCCGGGCGTGAGCGGCAACGTTGACTTGAGCCATGCGTATAAGGACTATGCAAAAATCATTGCAAAGAAGGGTCTGACCCGTCTCCGGGAGGGCAAATGACCGAAAAAGAAGCTTTACTGTGGGTGCTGGGCGTTCTTGGCAGCCTGTGCGCCGCTGCCATCACGATCGACAAGGTGCTGGACATCATCCATAAGTACATCAAAAAGGCAAAAGCCCCTGACGATGCGCAGAACAAACGCATTGACACCATTGAAAAGCGACTGGCTGCGGTAGAAACCGTGTCCACGCAGCACGCCGCAGCCCTTAGACGCGACATGACGCGATTTGACGGCATCGATGAAGAAATGCGTCTCGTGCTTGTTGGCGTACAGAATCTTTTGGACGCGCAACTGTCCGGTAATAACCGGGAAGGTATGCAAAAAAGCAAGACCGACATTAACAACTACCTACTGAAAGGAGTAACAAATCATGGGAGCAATCCTTAACACCATTCTCGCCCCCCTGCCCGCATGGCTGGCGCTGGTGCTCATCGTTGTGGGCGCTGTGTCGCTTGTGCTGGGGCTTATCCGTCTGGGCTACGGCGCGGCGGTCAAAGGCACTGTGCTCGATCTCATTGCAAGGGCGGAGCACGAAATTCAGGGCACGAAGCGCGGCGCAGAACGCAAGGCGTGGTGCGTCAAGATGCTGCGTCACTATCTGGATAACAGCAAGTGGGGCAAGCTGGTCTCGTGGGCAATCACCGAAGAGACCATGAGCAAGGTGATTCAGTTTTTCTTTGACCGGGCAAGGGAAGCCCTGCAAAAGCAGTAAGGAGGATATCATGGCAAGCACTACATACGAGCATTTTTCCGGGTATGGCGAAACGGTGACAAAACGTCACCATTTTGCCGTCATTGGCAATATGGTGCGCAACGCCGGGCAGCTTCCGCAGCCTTTCTGGCTCGGTGCTGCCTGTGGCGGCGGCTCGTGTGGTGCTGCCCGCTGCGCTGCAAGGACTTGACCGACAGCAGATGACCGCCGCCATCAAAAACGCACCGCTTGGGAGGGTAGACCGTAAGATAGCCTTACTGCGGTACGTTGAGCGGCTTCCTCTGCCGGACATTGCGGCACAGACACATTACAGCCGGACGGCAATCAGCTACCGGCTAAAAAGCATTGAAAAAATGCTGGATGTGTGATACGATAATCTCAATTGGGTGCGATTTCTCACGAAACGCATTGAAGCGGCAGGCTTTCGGGTCTGCCGCTTTTCTTTTTGCACGAATTGTGGTATAATTATCTCAACAAATCCACCCGGCCTCTCGAAGAAGCACATTAGGGTGGATATCTGAACCCGCTAAGCCTCTCAACGATGCGTATTATGGCGGGTCTTTTAAGATGATACAGTCTCCCGCCCGCCTACTTACAGTGCGTACCATGCGGGAGACGCAATTTTGCCACTTCGGTGGCAGGGCGATTACTCGCTTACTTATAATCCATCAGCTTTAGGCTGGTGGATTTTGTTTTATTCGCACTAGTTTTGTCGAAAGCATCGCTATATATTGGATGATGTGATATCTTAGCATTGCACTCCAATGTGTGTGCCCTTAACAGTTAAGCGCTCATGCGGATTTTTCCGTGTGTGCGCTTTTCTTTTTTGCTCACAGTAATCAAGTTCTAATCAAGCTTTAAGCAAGGTTCAACCAAGATTTTTTGTCCTTCGTTTGACGTTCGTTGTCTTTCAGCTTTTGCCGATACGGTACACTAGATGCAATAGGAGGGATGCTTTATGAACTTTTATCCAACACCCGGAGCGCCCTACGTTCCGCAGCAGCCTGTCAATCCTTACGGCTGCATGGGTACAGTTGGGCTTGCCACTCCCCTGCCCAACACGCAGATGCAACAGGCACAGCCGCAGCGTCCACAGCCGCACTCGCTATGCTGTTCGTGTTGCAACGTCTGCCACCGGCACAGGCACGTTCAAGTATCTTGGCTGCTTCTGCCGTTCCCACGCTGGCGCACCTGCGTCCATTTCCTAAGGAGGTATAGATTATGGGCAAGAACAATTTTCGCCGCATGATGATGCTCCGTGACCACGACAAAAACCGTGAGCCGGAACGTGACCGACTTGAAGAAGAGCGTGACCGCAGGGAGCGTGAGATGGAACGCCGTCTGCGTAAGCTGGAAGGCGGCAACGACCGCTATCCATACTATCCGCAGGAGGAGAACCGCTACATTGACCCCTACCCCATCCCCCGCTACCCTGACGTGGAGAATGGGCGCAGAATGCCGCAAATCGGCTTCTCGCAGAACGGAGACTGGGACAAGCGTTCTGGACAGTACGAACGTGGCGGTGCAGACAGCCGTTCGATCAGGATGCCCCGTCAGCACCTCACCCACGATGAAGCAGAGGAATGGTGCGACAGCATGGTAAATGCCGACGGCACGAAGGGCTGTCACTGGACGCTGGAACAGACACAGGACGTTGCGAAACAGCGCAGCATCAACTGCGACCCGAACGATTTCTGGGCGGTCATGAACATGATGTACTCGGATTATTGTCAGGTCGCAAAGCGTCAGTCCGTTGACACTCCGGGCTTCTACGCTGACATGGCAAAGGCGTTCCTTGAGGACGCAGATGCCGCAGATGGCAAGGCATATCTCTACTGGGATTGCATTGCTGATAAGTAAAACAGAACCCCCTGTGTAGTCGGTAAAAACTACGCAGGGGTTCTTTACGTTCATTTTTTGGTTTTTGCCCCTCTGTCTTTCATGTACTCGGCAAATTCAGGGGCGTTCATGTTCCTAAAAAGGAAATCCGCAGTGTACTTGCTTTCATCGTCTGCAACCCAATATCGATTTTCTTCAATCATAGAAAGTTCATGCACCACGTACCAAGGCGTGAGCTTTGAATCTAATCCATTGGAAAGAAACCTCACCTTAAACCAGTGCGGGTTTATATGCCAAAAAATCCTGTCAACAAGATTGACATTTTTGAAGTCGGCATAGAACAAATCTTTGAACCAGCCTAGTTTCGTTCCTTTGCTTTCAAAAACATCCCTAACATTATTGAGATAAAAACTTCTGATTTCTTTGCAGTGGCTCGGAAGATAATGAAACATTTTGTCTCTGGTATGAAAAACCACCTTGCCCTCATCCTCACTACATATTCCATACAAACACCACTCCGATTCGTGATGGCCTAACACTTTTTGTTCCATTCTGTTCCTCCTACGCCCCTGTGCGGTCATTGTGACTACACAGGGGTTTATTGTTATCTCCAAATCATAAAGCACTTATTGTCTACGCAATCTTGAAGAATTTCTTTGAAGTCCTTGAACTTTGCAGGATTTTCTCTGCCAGCATATCCGTAAATAATGCTATCGTCATAATCACCTATAACTTTCAAGATTTGCTTGCAGGCACCGTATCTGATTTTTCCGTCACAGTCCGATTGATAAAGGAAATCTGCAATTTTGATTGGAAGTTCCTTGCTTTCAACCAATCGCTCTGTTTCGTCATTGTACGATTCAAGAGCGTGTTCTTTTTCGGGAGAGGGTATGTCGAGAATGTCATCAAGCTTTTTATAGTGTTCTCCGACTTCCGAACCAACAAGTTCTGCAACTTTCGTTCTCAACTTGAAAAAACCGAAATAGCCCACATCAAGCGTGTTAAAGCTAAATCCCGCTACAAAAGATACAGCAATGGACAAAATCAAGTGCGCTGCAACCCATTTACCAGCTAAGATAAAAGGAATCTGAATTGCTACGGCAAAAGCATCGAACAAAAGAACGTAAACTCCGTGTTTGACCATTTTCTGTAAACGGCTAATGCTTCCTTCGTAAAATTCTTTCGACATCTTCATACGTCAATCCTCCATACAACTTAGCGTTTATCTTCCGATCAACTCTTCAATATACAGCGTTTCAAATTTACACAGGGGTTCTTTTATTCCCAAAGTACAGATTTGGCTTTTATGTCAAATAAGTCTTGCGGATGGAATACAAGGCTCTTATCAAGCTCAACTATGCCAACGATTGAGAATTTGCCGGGGACTTCTCGCTCGATTTTAGCTTTTGCTTCATCCTTGTCATTCGCAAACAACACGAACGGAGTTTGAAAGTGTCTGCATTTTTCGTTATCATCATACTGGATTTTGACCCAATAGAAGTTTTCGCATTTTACTTCTTTCGATGTTAAGTATTTTTTGACACTTGAGGTGTCGTAAGTGCAATACCCGATACACTGCGGGTTTCCGTATTCTTCCATAAAATTGTCGTTTCCAATACGAGTTACCAAAACCATGTGAACGTCTTTCCAGCCAACACGGTCATCATTGACCGGTTTATCGTCCATAACAATATCATCAGGGTCTATCACTTTCTTGCCAACCGCCAAATTCCAATTATTTGCAATATAATGTGTCATCTGATACCAGTTGTCAAATGTTTTTACTTCTTTCATGGCATCTTCCAAAGAACCACGATGAGGTCTATAAACAATCATACGTCAATCCTCCAAGAAGTCCTCTAATTCAATCTTTCCCTCTGCCGCTGCAACTGCCAGAGCGTAAACGAACTGTCCAATCGTCATTCCGTGCCGCCTTGCTTCACGGTTGATGTACTTGCGCTCTTCCTCGCTCATAAGGATGGTAATGCGCTTTGAACGCTTGCCATCGCCGCTTGCAACACCCTGATGCGATTCCGGCATTGGGATTTTTTTCTTCGTCAAGCCAGCTTCGGCTAGTGCGCTGGGAACATCGCCCTGTTCGATAAGACGTTGAACTTCTTTCGCCAGTTTCAGCTTCTTTGGCTTACTTTCGCCTACTAAGGCATTATTCGGCTGTGTTCCGCTGTCTTTGGCTTGCTTCGGCTTAATACTGCTTAACTGTGCTTCATTAGGCTGTACATGGCTGTCTGTGGCTTCACTGGGCTTAATCGATACTTGTTCGGCTTCGTTCGGCTTTGCTTGGCTTACTTTTTCTTCCTTTGGCTCACTTTGGCTTAATGTCTGCTCCGAAAAAATAGGCTGAAAATCAAATCCACCCAACAAGCCGGATGATTTTTTGCTGGTTGATTTCATTTTGCTTCGTCCTTCCTCTCTTGCTTCGCCGGTTTCGGCTTCGGCATCCAATGGGTTATATGCGAATCCTGTTCTTCAAAATAATAGAATCCATCTTCTGGCCAATAAAACGCCATTGCGCCTACATATTCGCGGCTACTAAGATAAAAAGCGTTGCTTTTTCTGTCGTAAACAGCAGTTTCAACCTCTTCAAGTGGAAAACTGTCCACGTCCGCAATTGACACAAGAACCGTCTCATCTCCATCTTCCGTATACGGAAGAGCGTCTTTCACGCTTATCCATGCCGGATATGTGTCTGGCACATCAAAACTATCCGCATCAATAGAATCAAGACAAGTCCCGATACCACAAAGATACTCGCTATCATTCGGACGGTGAAGTGCTTCCACTTCGTTGTAATGGCTTTGCAGATAATCTCTTAGCTTGTCTGCGTCAATCAATCGCATTTTTATCCCCCTCCACAATCATCTGCGCCAGTGTCTTGAAATCCTCTGCACTGGTACTCTTTGCCGTGTCACCGCTAAACAAGCTGTGCCGCTCTGCCTGAGCCTTACGAACGCCCATAGACGGTCTAATCTTCACGTCCAACAGGGTTGTTCCCATGTTCTGTGCAATCACAGGAAGCTGCTCCACAACCTCTTTGGACAGGTTCTCACGGCTCTTGTACTGGTTCAGAAGCAGACCTTCAATCTTCAAAGTCGGATTGAAGTATCTGCGAACATCGCTGATGGTCTGCGAAAGCTGGCTCAAACCAGCCAGTGCGTATCGGTCTGCTGTGATGGGCACGATGATGCTGTTGGCGGCGATCAGCGCGTTCACAAGCGCAAGACCAAGCTGCGGGGGAGTGTCCAGCACAATGTAATCATACTGCGCAGAAACACTTTCAAGGGCTTCTCGCAACCGGAAGTTCTTTCCCATGTCTCGGACAAGCTGCTCGTCAATGTCCTTCAATGCGCTGTCGGACGGAAGAATGTCACCAGATTCACAGTGCTGGATTCCTTCCTCTGCTGTTCCTTGCCGGGTCATCACATCAAACAGGGTGCATACGTCCTCTGTCTGCGCACCGTAGGTGTCCGTTGCGTTGCACTGGGCATCGCAGTCCACCAGCAGGACTTTCTTGTCAAGCAACTGCAACGCACCAGCCAGACAGGTGCTTGTGGTGGTCTTTCCTGTGCCGCCCTTCTGGTTGGCTATTGCTATAATTTTTGCCATTTTATCACTCTTTCTTTAGAATTCAACGTATGGAATCTCAGTCCAATCCGTAACCCTTTGAACAAAACAGTTGTTAAACGAAATGTTCAGCTTCGATTTCACGAAATCCTTGAATTCGCCATTTTCTACATAGCCAACTACAACATTTCGCGTGACTTCTGATTCGTCATTCAGATATATTGTTTTTACCAAACACAAGAATCTGTTTTTTGTTCTTTCGATTTCTTCTTCCGTCGGCATACCATCGTTTTTGACTGAATGCCACATAATTTCTTGCGTTTTCATATTATTCCTTTCTGCATCGTCTGCCCAATGTGCTGCATCTGACTACTCAAGATAATCGAACCCGAATGTCGCAAACTTGCTTAATTGCGAATCCTTGATAACCGTCCGAAGGTAAGCTTCTGGCACTTCAACATCTAGTTTGCCCTTTACGGCTTGCTCGTATGCGCCCTGCACAATGTTCACAACAGCATCCTTCTTCTTGTCTTTGCGAATATTCGGGTATTCAGATTTTATTCGCCTTGCTACAGACCTTGCAATGCTTGCACACTGCTTTTCGTCAACGCCCGGCATCAGGCTTGCCCAGTCAACATCTTCGTATGCGCCAGTTCTAGGGCTTTTTACGGGCTTTTCACTATCAGAAGCATCTCTCAATGGTGTTGTCTCAATCTCGCTGGATTCGGCATCTATGACCGGCTCAGAGCGTTTTATCTTTACATCAAAGATAACAGATGCTATTCTGTGCCCAACAGTCCGTTTTTTATACGACACAGAAATGTCGGAAATTTCATTGATTTCAGCAACAGCAACATCCAAGACTTTTGCTCTAAAAAATTTGAACTGGTCATAACTGCTTGCTGTCGCACCAAGCTGCTCTTTTAGCTTCTTGATGCTAATTTCATGCCCCTTCGACCCCATGTTCATCCAGTCCCGAAGAATCGAATAGAGCAAGATGCTATACTGAGACTTCATGCTTGCCGTGTATCGCAGACGATACCGAACATACCCTTTTTCTGCAATATCAAAGAACACAGGCTGCAACAAAGGGTTGCATCTGATTGAGACCATGTATGTAAAGCACTCCGGGTCAAATCGAATCTGCGCCATAGCAAACAGGGTGTACAGAGTGTATTCGTCCTTCCCTTCAAGAGGGACGGCTACTGTGTTCTCAATGAAGTGCCTAAGCTGTTGCTTCAAATCTTTACTGTTCAGACGGATACCCAAAAAGTCACAGTATTCTTTCAGCGTGAACTGAACAGTTGCACTTTCAGGGTCGCGAGGGTTGATTCTTGACAGGTATACTTCCAGCAGACGAAGTTCTCCAGCGGTATAGTCTCTGAACTTTGCCCACACAAGAGCCTTGCTCTTTTCTACGAGATTGTTCATTGACAAGTCTCCCAAGTTCTCACATCCTTCCCACTTGTTGATACCAGTATATCACAGCACGGTTGAATTATCAAGAGTTCATTTCTACCATCGTGCAGATTTTGTATACCTGTCCGTGCAGATTTTGTATACCTCTATGCAGTTTTAGTATACCTTCATGCAGATTTGGTATACCTCCTTACATATATTAAACAAGATACTAAACAAGAGAGATAAATAACATCTACTAAATAGCAAAGAAGCAGACACTTTTCAACGCACACTTCTTGAATTTTCAAATCTTGTTGAAAACAACAGCGTCCAAAGCCAATAAATGCAAGCCAGAAGCAAGCCTAGAGGCGCACTATCTACGGTTAGGCACATTAAACGATGAAAAAAAGTGGATGGAAAGGTATACAAAAACTGCACAGAGCATTCTTTCGATAGCGATTTTATTGCGCAAAACATAAATATACGATAATACGTTATTGTTGTGCAATGATGCTCAACTATGTGTGCACCATGTATGAACTAAAGGTATACTAAATCTGCATGAAATGGGACAAAATGAGCGCAAAATTAAACATACTTACGTTGTTAACGTTTTCTAACGTGTACAAAAAGTGGATGAAAAACTTTTAATTCTATGCTATGGGGGACGGATTGACGATCCGCTTAATTGCAAACAATAAATTAACGACAATCCGTTATTTATTCCGCACGAATGTTGTCGATTTACAGCCTATGGGGGACGGATTGACAAGGTAAATTTGCCCGATAGGTGTACAAAAAGTGGATGAACGTAGACAAAACATTTCTCAAAAACTTCGATAATTCGACAATCAGCGCAAAATGTTTTCTTCGTTGATGGTATAAGAATCGTTTCGTTTCATGGCCGAAGCTTCCCCACAGTCCTGCGCCTGATACAAAATCTGCATATTGGGCTGTGTTCCGTCTGGGTCTGGGTCGGTTTTGGTGGCCTGCGCCATTTCATAATGTCCTGTGACGGTGCGGCAGACGGACACGCGATCACGCAAAGTCGTGTGAAGATTGGCTACCATTTCGCATAGAACGGCAAGGTAATCTGAACCGTGATTGCCATAGATCAGATAGCACAGCAGGTCAATTTCCTGTGGATGGGCGTCTTTGATATGTTCTATCAGTGCATCCCTCTTTCTTTCGGTGCTGGCATCGCTAGCCAGACTTTCCAATAATCCGGGATGCAAACAGGTATCTATGTACGGCTTGACCGCAACGCCGCAGCACACAAACCACTTTATGATGGTAGGAGCATCTGGAGTCATTGTCCCTTGCTCGTAACGAAAAATAGATGTCCGGCCTACGCCCATTTTGTCCGCAAGCTTCTGTTGGCTAAGCCCGGATTTTGCTCTTGCCATCTCTAACGCTTTTGCCACTCGTATCCTATAATCATCCATAAATACCCCTCTTTCGACAAAATGATACAAATGCAAAGGAATTTAACTGATATATTGTTCAAAATGTGAAACAATAATTGAAAAAAGTCGCCGTTCCATTGAAACAGCGAGATGTGTTATAACTGTATTGTCAAAAAATTCCAAATAGAAAGGAAACACAAAATGAGAGAAACTGTGATCTGGAACCATGAACGTATGCCAATCATCGACGGAATGCCTGCAAGCGTTCCCGATGGGAAGCCGCACACACCTGAACCGTGGGAGGAAAGCTAATGAACCGAACCGTAGATGCTCTGATTATCCCATACGCTCGCAGACGGACGCTGGAGCTTGTCCTGAGCCTTTCTGGGTACGAAGCTGATAAAGATGCTTACCTCGAAGCAAAAGGCATCCTTGAACGCGCCGTAGCCGCATTAGACGATGGGCGAGACCCGGCAGATAACATCGAACGCATTGACGGACAGCTCGTAGAGCTGTGATTGGAGGAAAGATGGATAGGCGCTGTCCCTTTTGACTTGAACACTCGTGGCTTCCCTGATGTGAAGTAATGGATGTGAAGAAAACGTTCGATTTTTACAAAGTTGTTCAAAAGACATTGACTTGACAACTAGAAGATGTATAATCGTATCAAATGAACATCTGCACTTACCGATCGGGAGGATATGCCACAATGAGTGAACAGGAAAGAGCCAAGATTGACCGATTTATTGCATGGCTGCTGGAACATCCTGAGAAGATTCCGGCAGCTAAAGAAATAATAACTAACGCATGACAAAACCCCTTGCGCATAAGGCTACCAAAAGCCCGGCGCAAGGGGTTTTATTTGTACCGGGTCAATCCTTACAGACTTTCATCAGTTTTAAGAACCGGCTAGAATCGGAATTTACAGTTTCGCTTCCGTGATGCCCATCTTCATACGTCACATAAAACGTGACGCTGGTTTTAGATTTTGCGGATGCTGCACCGTAAACAGCACCGGGCAAACCGGCAATTGAACCGCCAACAGCGGAACGGAGTGCGGCGCTTCCGGCCTTCTTGCTTTCACCAGAGCCTACAATCTTTGCGGATACAGGTGTTTCGTACATTTTTGTTTTGAGCTTTTCTCTTTCAAGAAACATATCGTATCCGCGTTTACCTTTTATCAACATCATAGCCCCAATGGCTGCAACGATTAAAAAGGCGGTTGAAGAATACACAAGGAAAATAAATGAAGCAACCAAGAAAAGCACACCGAAGGCAAATGAAAACCTATCACCCATGTGAGAACTTTTGTCGTTCAGCAGTTCTTCTTTGCTAAATTTCTTTTTGCCCACGCCGTCACCTCACATAGTTCTGATAAGCTTCATCAAAGCTTCACGCTTTTCTTTCGGCATCTCTACTAGCTTTTGCTCAATCCACTTAATATCCGCGTCAACTTCGCTTTGCGGCTGCTGGGGCGGGTTTTCTTTTTGCTCACCAGAAACCAATGTATCCACGCTTGTTCCGAAATAAGAAGCTATCTTGTCAAGCGTCTCATATTTCAGGGTCTGCTTTCTACCGTTTTTCAAATCGGTCAAAGACCCACGGCTTGCGCCCGATTCCTTGCACATGGTGGTCACGTTTACTCCACGCTGCTTGCAGAGTTTTTCAATATTTTCGTACAAGTTTGCCATAATTCCAGTCCTCGCATTGTAAGGTTTGCTGAAATTACGCGAACGCTTAAAAAAGCCTTGCATTTTACGCGTAAGCGTATTATACTAAGACCGTACCGCGAAGGCGTAATGAATGATTTCTAGCAACTTCATTATATTACACTTATGCGTAAAAATCAATAGCCGGAGGTGAAATAATGGCTGAAAAAAAGCCTCTGTGTGACTTTGGCAAACAAATCGAGATTGCTCTTATCCAAAAAGACAAGACCAATGACTGGTTGATTGAAAAAGTCAAGGAGGACACCGGACGATATTTTGACCGTTCTTACCTTTTCAAGGTTAAGACAGGGAAGCTGGAAACGCCCGGCATCAAGAAAAGCATCTGCCGGATTTTGAATATTCAGGATTCGGGAGTGTAAGAAGGGAGAGAAAAAATGGCAAACATTCAAGTTTTTGAATATCAGAACAGCAAAGTTCGCACGGTTGATATGGACGGCGAAGCATGGTTCGTTTTGAAAGACGTGTGCGCTGTGCTTGGTATTAGCAATAACCGCATGGTTGCTGACCGATTAGATGATGACGAAAAGGGTGTCAGTCTGATTGACACCCTTGGCGGAAAACAGGAAATGGTAATCGTCAACGAAAGCGGCCTGTACCATGTCATTCTTCGCAGCGACAAACCGGAAGCGGCTCCGTTCCGCAGATGGGTAACGAACGATGTGCTTCCTGCAATCCGTAAGACTGGAAGCTATAACGCACCGCAGCTTACCCGCTCGCAACTCCTTGCAACTGCACTGATCGCAGCGCATGAGGAGCTGGAAGAGAAGGACAAACGGATTGCAGAACTTACGCCGAAGGGCGTTTTTGCTGACGCTGTGAGCGCAAGTAGCCAGAGTATTCTTGTTGGTGAAATGGCAAAGCTGCTGTCGCAGAACGGAATCCAGATGGGGCAGAACCGCTTGTTCTCATGGATGCGTGAGAACGGATACCTGATTAAGGACAGAAAGCGGACGGACTACAATATGCCGACCCAGAAGTCTATGGAACTTCGTTTGTTTGAAATCAAGGAAACGTCCATTGCACATTCTGATGGGCACACTTCCATCAATAAGACCCCGAAGGTGACGGGCATTGGTCAAGTCTATTTCGTTAATCTCTTCTTAAAGACGGAGAAGAACAAGAAAGTGGAGGGATGAATATGGAACAAATCATCACCTTAAAGGTAGACCTTGAGTACCCGGACGAGGCGCACAACGCCATTGACAAAGCGGTTGAGGCCTACGAAGCGGACAAGCTGAAGTGGACGGCAGAGGAACTCGCAGAAGCAAAGCATCTGGCAATGCAGATTATGCAGCAGCTGTGCTTGGATGGATACAGCATCGAATGGTTCAGAGTCACGGAAGAGTACTGTTACAAGGCGATTTCTGTTTTGCTTAGTAAACCGGATGATGAAAGCTTTAGGCGAAATGCAACGTGCTGCCTCCCTTCTGCTTCTTTTGATACTTGGGTGGCCAAGTGTGTCTGCCTGTGCCGGGCTACCGGAAGGGACGTGCCCGCTTTCATCATCAAAAAGGCTGGTGAATGTTGGTGACGTATTTTTACAAAGCACCGAGCCGGAAGCGCAGGTTGAAGCTTGCAATGGCAGCGGGCGTGTCCCGGAACGAAGCCAACAATGTACTGTGGATGGAAAAGATGCTGAACCAGTGCTTTGAACGGCATAATCGGGAAGCCAGAGAGAAAGACGGTGAGCGCGATGAATAAATTCTGCGTCCGCTGTGGAGCGCTTCTTGAAGCTCCGAACGCAAACCAGAAGTATTGTGTCGTATGTGCACACAATGTCCAGCTTGAACAGCAAGCGAAATGAAGACGTCGGAAGGGCAAACCCGAACGAGTGATGGGACTCTGCGCGTGGTGCGGTAAGGCGATGGTAAAGAAAACACCGGAGCAGAAATATCACAAAGATTGTGCCAGAAAGGCCGAAAGGTCATGCGCACCGTCTGGATATCAATTCAAGCTGCCAGAAAGGCAAAGACCGGCTCCGCCTAGATACAGCATCAAGCAAATAAACGACAAGGCAAAGTCGCTCGGAATGAACTACGGGCATTACAGTATGTTGCTTAGTCAGGGGAAGGTGGAGCCGCCCGATGAACGGTAAATACTACGGTCAGCGGGAAATCCGCTGGCATAGCCGGGAGAAGAAACGGCTGGAACGCATCAACAAACGAAAGGAGAAAGATGAAAGCACTCGTGGAAATCGTCCTGATCTGGGGCATTGTCTTGGCGTTGATTCTCGCAGCGTTTCTGCTGAACTTCTGGCTTGTGCATCACATCGAGATTTTGGTCGGAGCTAAGGCGACATGGTACATCATTGGCGTTAGCGCTCTGATGGCAACCATTTGGATTTTCGGTGTTGGTAAAAAGGCATGACGCTGGAAGATGCAATGAGGGTCAGGTACTTTAACATCAACGACCTTAGCCGTAGATCGGGAGTATCAAGGCCGACGATTTACAGCATCTTGGGCAAGCGAAAGAAGCAGAAAAGTTCCGTTCGGGTCGATACGCTTCTAAAAATCGCAAAGGCGTTGAATGCAAAAATAGTCATCAACGAGAAAAAGACGAACGGATTCGACATTATTTTGAAAGAGGTGAAGAGAGATGAAAACAGTTAAAGGCACGGTGCTGTGCTGTATGAGCATTTCGCTTGCTATCGTAGCTCTTGGGTGCGGGAACGCCATTGAGAACGCGACGGACGGATGGGAGATGCTTGGATACACGTTCCTTGCTCTGGCTGTATTTCTTGTGGCTTTGATTTTAGCCGCAATTGGCGTAAGCGCCGAAAACGAGCGCATGGAGCAAGAGAGCCGGAAAATCAAGCGCATCCCGTATCACACAAACGAGTGGAGGGATGCCAAGTGAAGTGCCCGACGTGCGGAAGCGAGAAAATCAAAATCTATCGCAGCACATCATGCGAAGACAACATCATCCGACGGAGACTCTGCGAAAACTGCGGTCATGCGTGGAATACAGTCGAAATAGATATGGACCAGTGGGACTCCGTAACGAAGAGCTTTAGCAAGATGAAATATGTCATATCTCAGTTGGAAGCCCTTGTGGAAGAGATGAAGGCAAAAATCCTGAAACTTGGAGGTACGGTATGAACGAGATGTACGATTGCTCCGGCTGTTTTGATCGGTTCGGTGGCGTGGTCGAGCCACCCGATGACTACTACTTCGCACCCAGAGCGGACGAAGAGCCTGAATGGCAGCGGCCAGACGAAGTGGATTCCGTGTGCTGGGGAGAATGATTTTTGCACAGCCATATTAAGCCAAAGTAAGAACAATGAAGCCTAATGAAGCCGAAGAAAGGAAAGAAAATGGGCAAATACAAGAAAGAAATCAAGCATTGCGAAAAGTGCAATAAGCCTTTTTCAGTGTTCCCAAACAGCACGGAAACTCTTTGCACAAGTTGCAAAAGAGACAATTTGGAGGAGACGCTTCGCAAGAACGGTTACGCACCGCAGCATACGCTTGTTAGGAGCCCTTATGACGGAATCAAGGAAGTGCTTGCTGTCGAAGATGCCGAAAGAAGGGCTTCGTGGGACGAGAACACAAGCATTGAGAAAACTTGTCGCGACTGCGGCAAAGCATTCGAGATTTCTCGCGCAGAGCGCATTTTCTTTGAATCGCATAACATGGCACTGCCCAAGCGTTGCCCGGCTTGCCGTAAAGCGAGGAAAGAAGCGAGGAAGGAGAACAACTGATGGCAGTATTAGTAATGGTCTACGGTCACTCTGGCAGCGGTAAATCCGCTTCGCTTCGGAACTTTGACCCGGAACAGGTGGCAGTCATCAACGTGCTTGGCAAGCCGCTGCCGTTCCGCAGCAACATGAAAACCTATATCACCAACGACTACGGCAAGATTGATGCCGCAATCCACAGCACCAAGCGCAAGTCCATCGTCATTGACGATGCCACCTATCTTATGACAGGCGAGTTCATGCGGAACGCAAAGGTCGCCGGATACCAGAAGTTTACCGACATGGCAGCAAACTTCAACGCCCTGCTTATGCGGGCAAAGGAACTGCCGGACGATGTGGTGGTCTACTTTTTCGGTCATAGCGAGCGTGACGGCGATGGTGGCGAAAAGTTTAAGACCATCGGAAAGCTGCTGGACGAGAAGGTCTGTGTGGAAGGGTACTTCACCATCGTTCTGAAAACCGTTGTGCAGGATGGGCGATACCTGTTCAGCACTCGCAATGATGGGATGGACACCGTGAAAACCCCGCTGGGAATGTTTAACGATGCGCTGATCGAGAACGACCTCGCTGCCGTAGACAAGACCATCCGTGAGTATTACAACATCCCGGTTCAGCCGGATAACAAAGGAGAGTAACAGATGAAGAACATCAACTGGAATGACGTGCAGGAAGCCACCGAACGCCGTGACCTGCCTGTTGGCGGCTATGTTGCCGGTATCTGCAAGGCAACGGACGAACCCGCAAAGGAGCGTCTGAACATCGAGTGGGAAGTCGCAGAGGGCGAGTTCAAGGGCTACTGGCGTGAGCAGACCGCTTCCCTTATCGAGCGCGGCAAGCTGAATCCGGGCGAATGGGCATGGGGCGGCAAGACCATCAAGAGCTACAAAGAGAAGGCGCTGCCCTTCTTTAAGGGCTTCATCACCGCTGTGGAGCAGTCCAATCCCGGCTACAAGTTCAACAACGATGAAAAGACACTGCGTGGCAAGCTGGTCGGCGTGGTTCTCCGTGAGGAGGAGTACATGGGAAACGATGGCAACATCAAGACGAAGCTTGTCGTTGACCGTTTTACCAGCGTGGACAAGATTCGTTCCGGCGATTATGAGGTCAGACCGAAGAAAACGCTGGCTGGTGGGTCTGGCTCCGGCTACGCGCAGGGCGGGAACGATGACTTTTCCGTGATTGAGGACGATGGTTCGCTTCCTTTTGACTAACGGTTACGCTACCGGGACAAAAGGCGAACCGCCTACCTTATATAAGAGCTGTGCTATCTGGCTGAACGGGCGTTTGGAAAGATGAAAGTTTTAGTTGCCTGTGAGGAATCGCAGGAAGTCTGCAAAGCGTTCCGGGCAAAAGGTCACGAAGCCTATTCCTGCGACCTGATTGAGCCGTCCGGCGGGCATCCTGAGTGGCATATTCTTGGAAATGCGATCAAGGCTCTTGAGGGTGGGCAAATCGTCACAATGGACGGCGTAACGCATGATGTAGGCAACTGGGATTTGCTGATTGCACACCCGCCCTGCACATATTTGACGAATGCAGGAGCAAGACACATTTGGAAAGGCGGCCAGCTACAGCCAGATAGAGTACAAATGGGTATTCTGGCAAGAGATTTGTTTATGCGGTTCTGGTATGCGAATGTTCCAAGGGTTGTCATTGAAAATCCAGTTCCTTCAAAGATTTTCTGCTTACCTGAGTATTCACAAATCATTCAACCGTTTCAGTTTGGGCATCCTGTGACTAAAAAAACATGCCTGTGGGAAAGAGGGGTGCCACCCTTGAAGCCAACAAACATCGTGGAGCCTGTAAAGGGGCGAAAGATGGTTTTGAAGGACGGAACCGTTCGATACTCTTGCTGGGAAATGGATTGCAGCGGGAGCAAGGAGGAACGGGCAAAGGCCAGAAGCAAGACATTTCCGGGCATTGCAAAAGCAATGGCCGAACAGTGGGGTTGATAGAATGATTACCTGTTGTCTCAACTGCACATCACGCCACCAAGCCTGTCACGACACTTGCGAGAAGTACAAGGCAGAGAAGAAGGACTTCGAGGAACGCAAGGCATTCGTGTATGAGCTGAACCACAGCCAGAGCGTATACCACCGTGATTACGAGGACAAACACCGGGAAAAAGGCAAGAAACGGTTTCTCGGAAGTGAATTTAGAGGTGAACGAGGATGAATAAAAGAAAGTATGAGCCGGGCGGTTACATCATTTCACTTGATAAATTGATGAAGCAGGAGTTTGTTTACTGCGCCGGAAAACTTGTTCACAAAGGCTGGTTTGGTAGTTGGCAACTGCGATATGCAAATAGCGAACTTCTCCAACTGCGTATCAGAGAAGCCAAAGAAATCGAGGACAACGAATGAACACCGGCAAGCAGTTTGAAGCAGACTTCAAGGCATCCGTCCCGTCCGATGCGTGGTGCTACCGCCTGAAAGACAGTGCTGCCACCTACTATGGCGGCAACGAGAACCTGTCCTTTTCCATCGACAACATCTGCGACTTCCTTGTGTACCGATACCCGATGAACCACCTGTTTGAACTGAAAACCATCGAAACGCCTTCTATCCCTATGGAAAAGGTATTTGGCAAGTACGACAAGGCAAAGTGCAAATACCGCAAGGAAAGGCACATCACTGACATGGTGGATGCGATGGGGTACAGCGGTCAGACCGCCCATGTGATAGTCAATTACAGGGCGGTCAACCGCACCTTTGCAATCTCTGCCAGCAAAGTTTTGGCGTTCCGTTACAACGAGAGCCGGAAGAGCATCCCTTGGCAGTGGGCAGAGCAAGAGGGGATAGAGGTCAAGGCAAAAAGGCTGCGTGTCCATTGGCGGTATGACGTTGATGGGCTGCTAAAGAGATTGGAGGAAAGCCAAGCATGACAATGAAATGCGATAGATGTGGCAATACGTTTGTATGGTACGACAATACCATGACAATCGGAGCATCCGAAACAAGCGAACAATGGAAAGGCTGCGGAAACGCAGTACAGAAGGCTGTGATTGACCACAGTTATGTTCCTCTTGACTGGTACAAGCAAAGTGATATGGAACCTATTGCTCTTTGTCCCTCTTGCATGGCAAAGCTGAACGACTGGCTGAAAGGAAAGCAGGAACGACAAGCAAAATGGATTTACGATCCCGAAAACAACTCAATTCAGTGCGACAAGTGCATAGCGGAATACAAACTTCCTCCGTATGAACGTGAATCAGATTTTAAGTATTGCCCTAACTGTGGTGCAAAGATGGGAGAATGAAAGAATGAGCAAGAAAATTTCAGACATTCTTCCAAAGACGGAAATCTTGGCATAGTTGGCAGAAGAAGCATCTGAACTGGCACAGGCTGCGTTGAAGCTACGCCGTGCGCTGGATGGCACTAACCCGACACCGAAGAGTGTTGAGGAATGTTTAGAAAATATACAAGAAGAAATGGCGGATGTTTTTGTCTGCCTAACCATGTTTGGCAAGTCCGCCGAAAGAGACGGAATCTTGATTTATAACAGGTACATGGAAAAGGTTATCAAAATCGAAGATGAAAAAGAAGCCCGTTGGCTCTCTCGCCTTGAAGCAAAGGAGAATAAAAATGGCTGAATATCATGTTGGATGCGGACTGTTTGGAAATGTCTACGCTGGGACTTATGCCCCGCCTCGCAAAGATGGTTTACAGGCATGGCGTAACAAGTCTGAGGTGACAAGCGAAGCTGTCGAAGCGGTCATGGGACACTTCATCACAGAAATGGAGCGTGAAGACAAGAAAAAACTTGAAAAAGCGTGGGGCGTTATTGGAAACAAGAAGCTGAAAGTCACGTTTGAGCTTTCCACCGACAAGGAGCGGTCAGATGAATAAATTTGGCAACTGCCCACTGTGCGGCAAACAGATCAAGTCGACCAACCTCCGCAAAATCGCACGGCAGAATCAGTTGTACGGCTTTCGCATGGCTCTGGATGGCATCGCCGCCACATGGGGCGCACTGATTCAGAACCTTCGGTGCGATGCAGACCTGACCGATGAACAGGTACAGAAAATCATCCGCATTGGTGACAGGTACTGGGAGATGGTCGGCAAGTTCAAAGAAGAGGACATGACCCCTGACGAGTTTGCAGATTACATCACCGCAAAGTCAGAACAGGTTGAAAAAGAGCTGAGAGAAAGGTGGAGCTGATGGCAATATTTTCGGTAGAAGCTATTTCGGAAATCACTTCAATAAATTCAAAGTATTGCCGTATTAAAAGAGCAACATTCACTTGTTACTTCTGCAATACTGCCATTTCTGTGTGTGATGCACGCGTTGCAACTGCGATGGTAGATAATGGGGAAACTCCTATTTGTCCGATTTGCGGAAAGAAAACCATATGCAGTCTATATGAGTTTCAATCGCACGAAAATCCAAACATCATAGAGGATGTTAGGTGGAGGTAACAATGTTTGAATTTGCAACTCGATGGCTGGTCTGCCTAGTCCTGCTGGCGGTGGTAGTTCAGTCCGAACGGACAATCAAAGGCATGGTAGACAGCCTGTTTGAAGAACGGCAAGCAATGCTCGTCTGGCTGTTCATCAACGTGTGTCTGGCCGTTTGTACGGCTGTTGTTATGGGGTGGAAACGATGATTCAGGATGTCAACATGATAGGGCGTGAAAGGCTGGCTTTTCTGTATGGTCTTTATAGTGGCTGTGCGAAATCCGAAACTGAGCTTAATATCAAAGGCATTTATCAGAAAATTGCTTCCGAGTTAGCTTGGTGTTTGGGATTCAACGAGAACTACAGCAAATGTTATGAGATGAACGGGGAATAACCAATGGACAACGAACTTTACTGTCCGATGAAAATGACCAGCAATCCGCTTGGTCGGTGCGTATGCGAAAAAGAGAAGTGCGCTTGGTGGAACGAACTTGGCAGCTGCTGTTCCGTTTGGTGGATTGCGTGGAAGCTGGACAACATCGAAACGAAGATGAAGAGGTGAGAGTATGAAAAAGCGGATTTACCTTGTTCTCGAAACCAAAGCGGACGAGGATGACAAGAGCATCCGTAGCGATATTGAGCAAGAACTTGGAATGGCTACGCATTATTTTGAAATCGCTTATTATAGCGAGAACGGTTTTCCTGACAAATGGATTAGCGTAAAAAATAAACTTCCAAATGCTGAATACGGCGAATCTAAAGATGTGTTGACAATAAATTCTATGGGTGTTATGCGAGTAATGAACTTTGATGGAGGATGCTGGTGCTATCCGACTATGGAGCCTTACGCCAGTGCATTCAAAATTACGCACTGGATGCCCCTCCCTGAACTGTCAAAGGAGGTCTGATACATGGCAACACCCCCGAAGCGTGGTCGTGGCAGACCACCGCTGACCGAAGCTGAAAAGAAAAAGCGTGAGAAGCGGGCGCAAAAGGCGAAAGAAGAAGCCGCTGCGAAGCGTGAGAAAGAACGTGAGAAGAAGAAACAACAGATGCTTAACAAGCGGAAATCTATCCGCTCACAGGTGAGTAAAAAGGTGAAAGAACAACAGGAGTTGGCAATCACGAGGTCTAAGATGCTGAACACGGGCGATTTGCAGTCGAGAATCGGTGATGAAGAGGACAAGAAGGTCATCGGCATGATTGCAGCCAAATATTTTGGCGACCTTCCGAGCGTGGACATGAACAACCCGATTGAAGTGCAGCAACGCCTTGACTTCTTCTTTGATGCTTGCATCGAAGCCAGAATCTCCCCTGTGGTGGAATGGATCGCACTGGTACTGGGCATCGAATGGGTGAGCCTGAAGCAGATTATGACGGGCAAACGCCGTGATGATAGCTTACAGCAGAAGTACATCTTGAAGCTGATTCTGCAAATGCAGTCCATGTGGGCATACAACGGTATGTACGGTCAGGAAAACCCGGCAGAGTGGATTTTCCGAGCCAAGAACTACTTTGGTATGCGTGACAACGTGGAAGTCACCGTTGCGCCGCCTGAACAGCCATTGGGCGATGCCCAGAGCGCAGAACAGTTGGCTCAGAAGTACCAGACGGCTTTGCCGAAAGGGATTGACGTGGAGTACAAAGAGGTGACAGACGATGCAAACTGACAGAGGAATCTACCATAAGCGAGTATGCGACCGCTGCGGAGCAGTTCTGGGCGGTAGGATGATGAACCCTGACGAATACTTCAAGGACTGGGCATGGCGCAGGGACACAGGCGACCTTTGCCCGGAGTGCTATGCAGAGTATAAGCGAGTGATCGGGCGGTTCAATAGGGAAAAGAGAGAGCAGAGAAGATGAAAAAAGTTTGCGTCTATAAATGCAAGCAATGTGATGCCATTTTAGATTCTGATGGATTTTTAATTTTGCCGGAGAACATTCTCGATGGAGTTTTTGAATCAAAAGAAAAAGGATTTGTTTACAGACCGTCTATCGAGGAACGCAGAACAGGGGACATAGTTATTCACAGATGCGACCCTGTAACGATTGGTGTCTGCGAGTTAATTGGTTGGAGGAAAATCGGATGAATTTCTACTGCACCACCGAACATTGCTCTTGCATGGGCATCAAGCAGTTCTCCGCTGGTAAAGCTATCCGATGCACAGCAGAATCCTGCAAGAACAAATCTGAGCCGTCCTGTGGCTCTTGCAAATGGTACGCAGAGCCGGAGGGCGTATGCGTGAACGACCAGTCAGCACACGTTGCAGACTTCGTGTGGGACGAACGTGGATGCAAGGAATGGAAGAAGAAAGATGACAGCAGGGGAGAAAATCAGGAAGCGAAGGATTGAACTTGGCATCACGCAGAAAGATGTTGCAAGAATGATTGGAACAACCAATGCGTATGTAAGTGCCGTTGAAAAGCAAAAGCGTGACGTAAAAAAGGAAACGCGATTGATAAAGTTTGCAAAAGCCCTTGAATGCAGCGTTGATGATTTAAGGTCAGATGCTCCCAAAGGCATGGTAGAACCCACCAGTGACGACTTCGGAGCTGTCTGCAACTGCGCTGTCCGCTACTGCTTGGGCAGACGGTCGTATATGCCTAGCCTTATTTGCAGATACATCATTCCGCTTCTGCCGGAACTGACGGACAAGACGTTGGATTGCTTTGAACGTGACATTGTAGAGCGCAAGCGAGATGGGTTCAACTTTGGCGATTCCTACGACTATGAGACGTGGGATGCGTTCTACAAGGCGGTTTACATGGAGATTGAAAGGAGAAAGAAAAATGTCTTTGTTTGAAATTGTACTCGGTTTTGTTTTGACGACAATGATTGGTTTTGTGTTCGTTTCACCGATTTATTTGATCGAAAAATATATAGTTCTTGGAACTTTGGACAAATACATAGACAACGTGATTTTGAAAGTCATTGCGGCTGTAGCAATCAACGTTCTTTTCTTTCTCGTTGGTTTTGTAGTCATTTTTGTCGTTTACGGTTATAGGTGTGAATAACACGATTTGGGGAGAGGACGGGCAATGAAAGTCAGACCGATTGATGCTAATGAACTACGTCAAAACATCGAGGCGTGGATTCAGGAGTATAACGATGGAACAATAGTTGGCTTGTCGTTAGACGATGTGCTTGATTACATCGACACGGCACCGAC